ACAGGACAAACTGTAAACAGTCGGGTCTTTGGTCGTACTCTAACTTTTTCGACAGGGCGTCTCTCGTCTTTCAAATTTCCTGTGACAAACCACTGAGGTATTGTTTGTGACATTATACACAGGAGATCTTTCAGCAATTGTTCATAAAACTTCGCTGTTCCGACAATGGTTTGAGATGGTTCTCGTATCATAAGTTGACTCTTATCAATACCATCAAATGTAAATGGATAGCCACACGATGTTGTGAGATCGACTCCATTCAAAACCTCATCTCCATTAAAAACCTTTCTCATCGAAAGAGGTGAACCGATCTTGTGTCCGTACTCTGCAAACTTTTGCAGATACCAATCAATCATGTCATTTCTAACATTGGTGAGATCTTCATAAGTCAATCTTATGGGTTTTTTCATTTTATCAACTCCATCTCTATACAAATCGACTTTTCCAATTAGATCATCAGGTATTCTTGGATCCTTTGGATGCAAAACTGCAGGTTCTGTAAGAGCTGGTTGAATCACATTATGCAACAGAGACGGTCTCAAAGTTGTGTTGGTTGACAGGAACATCTTTCTTTTTGTTTCCCCCAAGTGAAGAAGACACGTGTCTTGTAACAGTGCTGATTCTTGTTTTACTTCTTCCGTAGTATGAGCAGTTTCAATAATGGGAGGATCAAGAATTCTCGCATCAGGCATTGATCTTTCTATCATTTCTTGTGTGAGAACCAAGATCATAGGCGTCCCAGATGGATGTTTAGCCACATGTATTCCTACAATAGAAGCGTTTGTTTCACCAGTCGCCAGCATAACAGGAGAACCACATGATCCGGGTCCACTGACATGAGAGCCGTGAACCAGGTGTTGTAACCATTTCTTTCCATTTTGCACATAGAACACTTGTTCTTCAGCGTTTAGAGTGCTTTCTTTCCATATGGGCGTTCGATTCCGATCCTGGTGATCCAACAGGTAAGATTTTTTATTTTTAAGTAAAATCTCACCCTTCCAAAACCGAGAAATTATTCTTCTTCTCATTGGTATCAGATTACGAGGCAAATCATAAATGACAGCATCTACTTCCATTTTCTTTCCTTCTATTATCTTAGTAATAGGACGAAGTCGAGAACGTTCAAATGTGAATTCGACTGGATTTGCAACATTCGGAATGTACAGTTTAAATTCTTTTCCTTCAGCAAAATACAAGTCATTCGATATTTTTTCACGAACAGGAGGAATAAATGCATGTTCTACAGTCAAAAGAGATGTTCCTCCAACAAGGACAGCATTAACGACCGTAAGACCATC